AATTGGTCAGAGACAAGAAAGTCTTGGGATAAATACGATATACCAAGTCTTGAAATGGATAATAAACTGTATGATCTAGCAGATAGCATTGAAAAATATTTAAAAAATCAATGTAAAGAAGAAACAAAAAATGCTTTTTATAATTCTAAAAAGGGTCAAGAATTAAAAACACTTGATGAATTAGAAGAAAAAGCAACTGATCTATTACATAGTGATATGATTGGGTCAGAGGTATTAAATCAAATATCTTTGATTGCTAAACAAACCAATATAAGTATGACAATTCCTCAAAATACTTTGAAAGAATTGCCAAATAATAATGGTTAGTATTGATAGACTTGTAAAAATATACAACAACTTTGGGGATAGAGAAAAACTATCCCCATTGGGAAGTGCAGATGAAGAGGTTATGTGGAATAACAAACTCACAGATAAGCAAGTAAATTGGTTAGAAAGATTTATTGTGGTTTGGGATTATGCAACTAATCTTGATGTTCAACTACATAAAATAAGTGCTATGGCAAAAAAGGAGTAATAATGACAAAAGCAAAAAAACTTGAAGATATGAATAATGAAGAATTAAGTAATAGTTGGAAGACAAGGATTGAAAAATACTTAAAAGGCAGAACTATTGTTAAAATTGAGTATTGTTCAGAAAAAGAAAGTGAATTACAAGGTTGGCACAATCAACCAATTCAAATTCTTTTAGACAATGGAACTTGGCTAACACCAACAAGTGATGACGAGGGAAATAATGGTGGTGCTATTCATACGAATATAAAAGAACTTCCAATTATTCCAGTTATATATTAAAAAGAATTGTTGGGATTTGTCCCAATAATAGACAAACCGAAGTCTCTAACACATATCGGTTGCTTGATAGAAGTGTATCCGACAGTAATAAAAGTCGTTAAAACCCCCCAACAATGCGAGAGTGGAGTTGGGGGTTTTTTTATGTTATTGACTTAATAACATAATGGCAAAATCAGAAAAAAATCTTTGGCAACGAATAAAAAAATTAAATTTAAAAGGTCAATTATTTCGCATAGAAAGTAATACAATCAATGGTATTCCAGATGTTTATTGGTTGATAAATAACAAAAGTATTTGGATTGAACTTAAGTCAAATGATGTCAAGAATTTAGGACTTACAAAGTTTCAAATCAATTGGCACTTAACACATTTTAAAAATGGTGGCACTTCGTTTATCTTGCGAGAAGACCTCTCGCAAAGACCACCTCAAAATTTACAAATTTTCGTGGTTCGTGAACCGAGACGCTTGGTTCGTGCCTACTCATCACTCAATTTAAAAGACGCAATGCAAAAAATCTTGACGCAATAACCACGTCTCACGCATGACTTAATGACTATCCCTATGGGATAGTCATTAACATTATTAATTAACATTGAACCAGTAACCTTGCATATGGAAAATAAAATGAATGATTAACTTAACATATGGAAAATTTTCCTTATGTGTATATTAACATTATGCGTGTACGCTTAACTATCTATATGGGATTTTTCGTAATAGTTTACATTAACATTTTTTAAAATTATTTTTTAATTGGTCCTGGAGTCGTGGCAGCTCTTACCTGGTCTATAGCGGCTAAAATAAAAAGTTGACAGCTGTGGGCATCCCATGCTAATGAGATAGAATTAATTAACAACGGAGAATAAAAATGAATAAAAAAATAAAACCACCAGCTGGATGGCCAGCTGATAAACCCTGGACCGAGAAGGACGCAGCTGAAGCAATGGAAGCCGCTGGCCTTGGACTGAGTCGCAGCGATTTCTCAGATGATGGAGCAGATCTTGAAGAGTTAAAAGAAATAATAGAAGGGGGTAACTGATGCCTTTATTAAATTATTATTCTCAGACCAAAATGGCCAAGGGTGAAAAATACGGATATAAAACAGCTATATTACACCTTGCACCGTTTACCCTATCAGGCAAAAACGTTTGCCCTAAAGCTTCCCCTGAGTGTGCAGCTGCTTGTTTAAATACTTCAGGCCGTGGACAGATGGGCTCAGTACAAAAAGCTAGACTCAATAAAACAAATTATTTTTGGACCAATAAGAATGCATTCTTATGGGACCTGAGTCGTGAAATCGAACAGCTCAAAAAACGAGCTGCAAACCAGGGCTTCAAGTTTGCCGTTAGGTTAAACGGTACAAGTGACCTGGCCTGGCATCGAATGAAAGTCGATGGAGGTTCGAATTTAATGCAGCTGCATCCTGACGTTCAATTTTATGATTATACCAAGGTTTTAAATTATCTTGATCATGATCTTAAAAATTATAATGTTACCTTCAGTGACTCAGGCCGTAACGACTCGGATATAGCTGCAGCTATAGCTAAGGGCTCTAATGTTGCCGTTGTCTTCCAGGATAAGCTGCCCAAAAAATGGCTTAATAAAAAAGTCATTAATGGAGATCTTCACGACCTTCGTTTCAAAGATCCGAGGGGCGTGATAGTTGGATTGGTTGCCAAGGGCCAAGGCCGTAAGATTAACAATAAATTTATCAAGGCGGTAGCCTGATGGATCGATTTTTAGCCTTTATAATGCGACTGGTTATTTTTTTTCCAGGTACTATAGGAATAGTACTCTTATTGATTCTATTAGTTTAGAACGATTCTAATTCACAGCCCTACAACCTAGGGCTGTAAATAATTTAAATTATTTTGTTGACTTCCTATAATATCCCATTAAAGTGGGCTTGTGTTAATCATAAAAAACAAACTAACAAAGTGAGGTACTACATGAAAACACAACAAAAAAAGCTACCTAAACTAAAGGCAGCTACATCTCAAAAGCTTTTAAAAGCTTGTGAGGTTAATGACCTTCGAAAAAACTATAATAAATTATGGGTAAGTGTTAAAGATGAGACACTGCCAATAGTTGAAGCATTCGGAGGGTTTACAGTGGGTAAGATAAAAAACAAAGAATACTCACTGGAAATAATCAAAAAAAATGTAACTAGATTTGATGTAAAATCTTTTAAAGAAAAACATCAAGATATTTACAATCAATTTTTGATTAGTGGTGAATCAGTTGAACTTAAAACAAAATATAAAAAGATATAATATGAATATTGCATTACATATCTTTTTAATTCTAATTAGTTTCGCAATTGCTTTTTTAGGTGTTGTGGTTCTTTTTAGTGTTGACGCTTTCACTGGTGGCATACTTGCTACTGGTGGAATTGTTTTAGCTTTAAAATCAATGGAGGTTTAATATGATACCATTTAAATTCAAGGGCTATAATGTAAAAATTGAGGGCGTAATTACGCCCTCAACGGATCAAGTAAAATTTAGCTTTAGTAATGGAGTAGACGACAACACCCATATATTAAAACTAAATACAACTAATGATAAAAAATGGGTCAATGTAGTAAATAAAATACAGAGATCCATTAATGATCGAATAAGATACTTACAACAAACTAACAATTAACAACCAGTGCCCCACGTGATCCGTGGGGCATGTCTCACTTATAGAGGTACCAGTCGAATTCCAAAAATTAAAAAATTTATTTTTTTAATTTTTTAACCTTAAAAATTTAGGTTCTTACATTATTTACCTTAACATTGTAGGAGATATACAAGTAATCGGCTTTGTGATGAAAGGGCTTTCTTTTTTGGGGACCCAAGGGTATAGTAAATATATATGACTAATACAGATTTGATGACTACAGATCAGCTTCGAGAGAGGCTCGAAAAAGTGTGGCTTCAACATATAAAATTATGTCAAGACAACTTTTTGTATTTTGTAAAGAATGTTTGGCCAGATTTTATTTGTAGAACTGATAGTGATCCAGACAAATGGGGACATCATCAACATATTGCACATGAGTTTACGAAGATAGCTAAAAATAAAAAAGGAAGGCTCATAGTAAATATGCCTCCTAGACACACGAAATCAGAATTTGCATCTATATACTTTCCTGCTTGGATGATAGGGAAACATCCTAAAATGAAATTAATGCAAGTATCACACAACGCTGAACTTTCAGGAAGGTTTGGTGCCAAGGTAAGAAATTTAATTGATAGTCCAGAGTATAAACAGATCTTTGGAGATGTTAAACTAAGAGAAGATAGTAAGGCAAAAGGACGTTGGGAGACCAATCAAGGTGGGGAATATTTTGCAGCGGGTGTTGGCGGTTCTATCACAGGACGAGGGGCGGACTTACTTATTATTGACGATCCACATACAGAACAAGATTCATTATCTGATTCTGCGATGGAGAGAACTTACGATTGGTACTTGTCTGGACCCAGACAACGTTTACAACCAGGAGGCTCGATTGTACTTGTAATGACAAGATGGGCTCAAGATGATTTGACTGGTAGATTAATTAAAGCACAAGATGAACCTAAAGCAGATAAGTGGGAAACAATTTCTTTTCCTGCAATCATTGGTGAAGACAAAAATGCAAAACCTGTTTGGCCAGAATATTGGAACCTAGAGGAACTAGAAAAAGTTAAAGCGTCAATATCAGTGAGAAACTGGTCAGCCCAGTACATGCAAAATCCAACTTCAGAAGAAGGAGCAATATTAAAACGAGAATGGTGGCAGCCATGGGCCGGGGATATTCCGACTTTAAAACATGTCATACAATCTTACGACACGGCATTCAGTAAAAAACAAACTGCCGATTACTCAGCCATTACTACATGGGGAATCTTCACGCCTCACGAATCAGGGCCAGATGCTATTATGTTAATTGATGCTATAAAAGGTAAATATGATTTTCCAGAATTAAAAATGGTAGCCTTAGATCAATATAAGTATTGGCAACCAGAAACTATTATTATTGAAGCTAAAGCTAGTGGACAAAGTTTATTACAAGAACTTCGTAGAATGGGTATACCCGTTATGGATTACACTCCAGGACGTGGACAAGATAAACATTCAAGAGTAAACGCTTGTGCTCCAATATTTGAATCAAGCCAAGTATATTATCCAAGAGACGAACATTGGGCTCAAGAAGTAATTGAAGAATGTGCAGCTTTTCCTCATGGAGAGCATGATGATTATGTGGACAGTACTACCCAAGCTATGTTAAGATACCGACAAGGTTTTTTTATAACTACTTATTCTGACGAGGATGAGGTTGAAAGTTATAAGGAACGAAAATATATATATTATTAGGAGATAAACATGTCAAAATTAAAGAAAAGACTTAAGAAAGCAGCTATGATTGGAGCAGCAGCTTATGGTGCTACTAAATTAAAAGGTGCTATGGATAGAAAAGCTATGTTAGCTGGTGCAGATGCAAATGAGGGTTTTGGACAAATTGCAAAAAAATTTGTAACTAAAGGACCAAGAGGCGATAAAGGTAATGTAATGGAAGGTATTACAAAACTAAACAGATCAGACTTACCTACAAAAAGAAATATGAAATCAATTTTTGTTAATAATGATGGAACAATCACTAAAGGTTTAGAGAAATTTAAAAATAAAGAAGTTTACTCTAAAACTATGAAAGCAAGAAGAGGTGAAAAATCAGGTGGAGGATTAAAAAACTTTTTAAACAAAGTTATACTTGGACCTAAGGCTCAACTAAACATGGGTGGTGAAGCATCAGTTAAAACTAAATTAAACGGTACACTGAAGACAAAAACATACTAAGCTTTTATTATGGCTGAAATTGATAAAGTAATTACTGAGGAGAT